TAACGCTGGAACAGCAACAAGCTCTGGTTATTTTAAGACTATTTTAAGCATTACCGCTGTTGGTAATCCTGCGGGAAACGTATCCGCTGGTATTAACAATAATGCGCTAGGTGTAATTTTTGCAGACAGAACCCGATTGCAGGGATTTTCTTTTGTTTCTGGAGGAACCGCTGGTAAAGCTAATCTTAGAGACGGTGGTGCCACGGGTACTGAATTTATACAGTTTCGATCTATTGGAACAGATAGCACTTCGGATGACCCGTTTATTCCAGATGAAGGTGTACTGTTTAAAAATGGTTGCTTTGTTACGTTTATTGTAGGCACTATTGATTTAATGATGTTCTACCACTGCTAAATTCGAAGGAAAATAAATGGCAGACAAGCCTATAAAACGAAATAAGAAAAATTACCGTTCCACTAAGTCTGGGGCGGGAATGACAAAAGCTGGAGTTGCCTCATATCGTAAGAAAAATCCCGGCTCTAAACTTAAAACTGCCGTTACTGGTAAGGTTAAAAAAGGTAGCGCCGCTGCCAAACGCCGTAAATCTTATTGCGCACGTTCAGCAGGTCAAGCAAAAAAGTTTCCAAAGGCCGCAAAAGACCCGAACAGTCGATTGCGCCAAGCTAGAAAAAGGTGGAATTGTTAAATGGCTACAGGAAGATCACAATCATCTAAACAGGTGACAAAACCCGGACTTTACGCTAATATTGCTGCTAAGAGAAAGCGTATAAAGGCTGGTTCTAACGAAAAAATGCGCAAACCCGGAACAAAAGGCGCACCAACAGCAAAGAATTTTAAAAAAGCGGCTAAGACTGCTAAAAAAAGAAAACCTTCTAAAAGAAAGAAAACTTAAATGGCTGTATCAGGCTCAAAAGACTTTGAATTAGATGTAGCAGACTACATTGAGGAAGCTTTTGAGCGTTGCGGCTTAGAAGTGCGTACAGGATACGATCTTAAAACTGCAAAACGTTCTATGAATATAATGTTTGCTGATTGGGCCAATAGAGGCTTAAATCAATGGACAATTGCACAAAGAAACTTTACTGTAACAAAAGGCGATGGTAATGAGCCTCTTGGTGCTGAGATAATTGACATATTATCACTTGTTATACGACGAGATGGTACAGATTATGCCCTAAATCGCATAAGTCGTGATGAATACCTAAATATACCAACAAAGTCTACAGTTGCACGCCCGACACAGTTTTTTGTTGATAGGCAGATAAATCCAGTGCTTCAAATGTGGCCTTTACCTGATAATAGCACTGATTTGGTGATTTATGACGCTCTAGTGCGCATGGATGATGCTGATTCATTCACTAATACAACGCAAGTTCCCTTCCGTTTTTACCCTGCTTTAGCCGCTGGTTTGGCGTATTATATCTCTATGAAACGTGCTCCAGACCGCGCTCAATTGCTAAAAGCTACCTATGAAGAAGAAATGAACCGTGCAATGGACGAGGATAGAGATCGTGCATCTTTCCGAGTAGCGCCTGATTTAAGGAGCTACCGTTATGTCTAAATATGCCACTGGAAAATGGGCATATGGTATATCTGACCGATCTGGCTTCCAATATCGCTTGCGTGACATGCGCAAGGAGTGGAATGGCCTTTTGGTTGGTAAAGACGAATGGGAGCGAAAACAACCGCAATTAGAGCCGCTTAGAGCCACACCTGATCCGCAGGCTTTACGAAATCCTAGACCAGAACAGAACTTATCTGAGCAGAGAAGTATACAATACGGATGGAATCCTGTAGGTCTTAAATTTGATGGTGGTTTAACCCCTAATAACTTAGTTGCAACTGGATCAGTTGGCAGCGTTACGGTGAATATAACATGAGCTTTACATACGCGGAACTAAAAACAGCAATTCAGAACTATACTGAGAATACAGAGACAACCTTTGTGAATAGTCTCGATATTTTTATAAAAAATGCTGAAGAAAGAATATTAAAGATTTCACAGCTTGAGGTTTTTAGAAAAAATCAATCAGGTACGCTAACGCCGTACTCAACAGATGCAACAAATTCTAAATACCTTACTGTTCCTACAGATTACTTATCAACTTTTAGTCTTTCTTTTACAAAAAACGGTTCAAAAGAGTTTTTGTTATTTAAGGACGTAAACTTTGTTCAATCGTTTAATCCTAATAGCACAACAGTTGGATCACCTCGTTATTACGCGCAGTTTGATGTAACGCACTTCATAATAGCTCCTACTCCAGACGAAGCATATGAGGTTGAGCTTCATTACTTCTACCGTCCAGCCAGTTTAACTTCTGCTGGAGACTCTGGAACGACATGGTTAAGCACTAACGCTTCTGTAGCCTTACTTTACGGGTCTTTAATCGAAGCTTACACATTTATGAAAGGTGAAGCTGATTTAGTAGCAAATTATACTCAACGCTTTACTGAAGCTATGTCTCGTGTAAAGAACTTTGGTGAATCTCAAGAAGTTACTGATGCTTACCGAACTGGTCTAATTATGAGGGAGAAAACATGATACCTAGTTTAAACATTAACTTACCCGCTGACTACAAGGTAGAGGTTCATACCTCTAAAGGACGCGGTTTTAATCCTGAAGAAATTGCAGAACGGTGCGCAGATAAGATTCTTTCTGTTTCTGACAGCGCTCATCCTGCAATTCGACAGCAAGCACACGCATTTAGGAAGAATATAGTTAAGCTGGTAGAATTTTATCTAGCAGATGCTGTGCAAAACGACAGAACTACTATATATAACGCATTAACAGACGCGGGACATCCAGAGCTTGCGTCACTTATAAGGAGATTGTGACATGGCCTTTAACGGTAATTTCATGTGTACGAGCTTTAAGAAAGAGCTTCTTGAGGCCAAGCACAACTTTTTAGCGAGCGGTGGCAACACGTTTAGGTTGGCGCTGTATACTAACAGCGCAACATTTACTGCGGCTACTACAGCTTACACTAGCACTAATGAAATCAGCAACACTGCTGGTAGTGCGTACACTGCGAAGGGTGTGGCCTTAACGAACGTAAACCCTTCCGCTTCGGGAACTACCGCATTAACAGATTTTGCTGATGCTTCTTTTAGTTCTGCAACTTTTACGGCTCGTGGCGCTTTAATTTTTAACGACACCGCGTCTGGTGATCCTACTGTTGTTGTTCTGGACTTTGGTGCAGATAAAACAGCCAGTAACGGAACATTTACAGTTGTTTTCCCAGCGGCAGATGCAAGCAACGCGATAATTAGGATAGCGTAATGACTAATAAGGTTGTTGCCTATTTAGGGTGGAACTCTTCTAGCCAAGGCTGGGGACAAAGCACTTGGGGCAACAACATAGCACTTCCGGGAGCTACAGGGTCTATAGGGGCTTCTGTAGTCGTCGTAGCTAACGCTGTTCAACCTGCTACTGGGCTTGCATCTACTGGATCAGTAGGTGGAGTAACCGTAACAGGAACAGCTAATGTCGCTGTAACAGGAATAACAGCTACAGGCTCATCTGGAGCAGTTACTGTTATAGGTATAGCTAACGTAGCTCTAACAGGGCTATCTTGTACGGGACAGGTTGGTAATGCAGTCGCAGAAGCTGACTCAAACGTATACCTTATAGGTCTTTCTGCTACCGCAAGTGTTACACCGACTCAACTTCTTGTGTGGGGCGACCTTGATCCCAACCAGAATCCGAGTTACAATCCAATAAACCCAACCTCCTCACCATCGTGGGGTCAGGTTGCAGCATTCTAGGAATTAAAAAATGGCTAGTACATATGTCAACAATCTACGCCTTGAAGAAATCGGCACTGGTGAACAGTCTGGTACTTGGGGCGATACAACAAACACTAACTTAGAAATAATTGGTCAATCAGTTGCTTGGGGAACCAGAGCAATTGCAAACGCCTCCACGGACAATATTACGATTGCCGATGGTGCGTTAGACGCAGACAGGTGCCTTGGGCTAAAGCTCACAGGCGGCGGACAAGCTTGTACTGTCACACTTCTTCCAAATACGAGTTCTAAAACTTGGTTCATGTATAACGCAACGGCTGCTGCTTTGACTTTTACCTGCGGAAGTGGCGCTAATGTAATAATTCCTGCGGGTCAAACCAAAGTTATTGCAACAGATGGTCTAGGTTCAGGGGGCGTGGTTCACGATCTTCTTACTGCGGTTAATTTAGCTGGAACAACCACTGTTGATGACTTGATAGTTAGTGACGATCTAACAGTTACTGATGATATGACCGTTGGTGGAACGCTTGGTGTGACAGGAGTATTAACAGCAACATCCTTAGACATCTCAGGCAACATAGACATAGACGGTACTACTAACTTAGATGTAGTAGATATTGACGGTGCTGTTGATATGGCCTCTACACTTACAGTTGCGGGTGCTGTAGACTTTAATGGTAATCTTGACGTAGACGGCGGCACAATTAAGCTAGACGGAAACTATCCCAACGGTGTTAATAACGTAGCTCTAGGTAACACTGCTTTAGATACTGCAAGTGGATCAAATGGTTACTCAGTTGCTATTGGTACTAACGCCTTAACTGCCATGACAACTGGCGGCTCAAACGTGGCTGTTGGTTTTGCAGCGGGTACGGCAATTACAAGTGGCGGTAATAACATAGCGGTTGGCTCAGAAGCACTGGATGCAACGACAACAGGTGGTAACAATGTCGCCGTGGGTTCTGCCGCACTAGGTGCTAACACCACCGCAAGTAACAACACAGCAGTTGGGCATCAAGCAGGTAACGCAGTAACAACAGGCACATTCAACACCCTTATAGGCAGTGGGGCTGGCGATGTTCTTACAACGTCAAGTCATAATACTGTTTTGGGATACAATGCTTTAGGAACAGATACTTTAGGGTCTAAGAGTACAGCTTTAGGTAGAAGTGCGTTAGGATCACAAAACTTTACGTCAGCTACTGACACATACAACACGGCAGTTGGCTATGATGCAGGTAACGCAGTAACAACAGGCATAAACAACACCTTTATTGGTGGTCTAGCAGGTGATGCAAATACGACTGGTGCGTCAAACACCGCAGTAGGTTCTGGTTCTTTGGGTTCAAACACCACCGCAAGTAACAACACGGCGGTTGGTTTTGCCGCAGGTACAGCAGTAACAACAGGCATAAACAGCACCTTAGTTGGATCATTATCTGGTGATGCAATTACAACTGGAAACCAAAACACAGCTTTAGGAACACTATCTTTATCAACTGAAACAACAGGCGCTAAATCTGTAGCTTTAGGTTATGCCGCTTTAACGACTCAAAACTCTACTAATTCAGCAGATATGTTTAATGTTGCAGTTGGCTATGAAGCAGGAGGAGCAATAACCACAGGCGCTAACAATACCCTCATCGGTGGACTAGCTGGCGATGCAAATACGACTGGTGCGTCAAACACCGCAGTAGGTTCTAGTTCTTTGGGTTCAAATACGACTGGTGGGACAAACACCGCAGTAGGTTCTGGTTCTTTGGGTTCAAACACCACCGCTTCAAACAACACAGCCGTTGGTAAGAGTGCTTTAGGCGCAAACACTACAGGTTCTGTCAACGTATCGGTGGGTACAGATTCTTTAAAGTTAAACACTACAGGTTCAAGCAATACCGCAATTGGTCAAGCATCTTTAGAAGCTAATACAACAGCATCTTTTAACACAGGTGTTGGTCGAAATGCTTTAGGTCTTACTACAACGGGCGCAAGTAACACAGCAGTTGGTTATAACTCTTTAGTAGCAAACACGACCGCAAGTAACAACACAGCAGTTGGTACGTCAGCTTTAAGCGCTAACACTACAGGATCAGGTAATGTCGCTTTAGGATATAATTCAGGTGATGCGCTGACTACAGGAAACGATAATGTTGCTGTGGGGCAGACTGCTTTATCTGCTGACACATTAGGAAGTAATAGTGTTGCCATTGGTGGAGCCGCATTACAAAAGCAAAACTTTACATCAGGTACAAATGTTTACAACACTGCCGTGGGAAGGTCTGCTGGTAAAGAAATAACCACAGGCATAGAAAACACCCTCATCGGTGGACTAGCAGGTGATGCACTAACTAGCTCTGCTGACAACACGGCTGTTGGTTATCAGGCTTTAGGGTCAGCCACTACAGGTAACGAAAATACAGCAATAGGTCATAGTGCATTATTTACAAACATATTAAGTGATAGAAACGTAGCACTTGGCGTTGATGCTTTAAGAACCCACAACCAAGCATCTTCTATAGATTCTTATAACACTGCGGTGGGCTACAACTCAGGAGCCTCCGTAACAACAGGTGTAGAGAACGTCCTCATCGGTGGTCTTGCAGGTGATGCTTTAACAGATGCAGACTTTAATGTAGCGATAGGTAAAAATGCGTTAAGCGCAGATACATTAGGTAGTAAGTCTATAGCGATTGGTCTGGGGGCATTACAAACTCAAAACTTTACGACTGCTACAGATAGTTTGAACGTAGCAATCGGTCATCTTGCAGGTGAAAAAGTCACAACAGGCATAAACAATACGCTTATAGGAAGTCTTGCTGGAGATGCCTTAACTGATGGGCAAGAAAATGTTGCAGTAGGATACCAAGCATTAACAGCAGACACTCAGGGAGAAAACTCTGTAGCGATTGGTAATAACGCTTTGTTTACCCAAAACGGTGTAGATGGTAACGTGTTTAATGTGGCAGTTGGAAAGAATGCAGGGTTTGCAATAACTACAGGTGTAGAAAATACTATAATAGGTGGCAGCGCTGGTGATTCCTTAACAGATTCAGACTTCAATGTAGCTGTAGGTACTTTTACGTTGGCAACAGATACGTTAGGTTCAAAGTCTACAGCAGTAGGGGCTGCTGCATTAAATAAGCAAAACTTTACTACAGCTACGGACAGTCATAATACAGCCGTTGGCTTTGCTGCAGGTAAGGAAATTACAACAGGTGCTAACAACACCCTCATCGGTAGTCTAGCTGGTGATGCTACAACGGATGGTAATAATGTTACAGCGGTGGGCAAAGGTGCTCTGAGCGCTAATCAACGGGGTGATCAAATCGTAGCTATTGGGTCACTTGCTCTTGAAAACGCGAACCCAAGCGGTGACGTTGATGTAGGCAATGTTGCTGTTGGGCATGAAGCAGGCAATAAGGTCACCACGGGGGCGGGAAACACTCTCATTGGGAATATTGCTGGTAACGGCGGCACTACAGCTACACAATTGACTACGGGAATAAGAAATACCGTAATAGGAGCCTTCGCAACTATGAACTCTGCCAGTGCAAACGATGGTCAAGTTCTTGGTAATGCCGTAAACGGAGCAGGAGGTTTTACAACTGTTGGTCAAGCTGGAAATGATATTAGGGCAGAAAATGGTACAGCAACATGGAACACTGTGTCTGACAGTAGGTATAAGAAAGACATTGCAGATTCTACAGCAGGTCTTAGCTTTATTAATGATCTAAGACCTCGTATCTTTAAGTACAAAAACCTTGGTGATCTTCCAGAAACATTTAATGCTTACGAAGCTAATTCAACAGTGGTCTTTAAAAACTCAACCACAAACCATGGCTTTATAGCACAAGAAATTAAAACCGTTATTGATAATCACTCTGAGCTTAAAGATGGATTTAAACTCTGGGGTGAGAGACATGATGGTGGGCAGGAAGTAGGTGAAGCTGCGTTAATCCCAATGCTTGTTAAAGCAATACAAGAACTATCAACAGCATTAGATGCAGCAGTTTCTGCAAACACCGCACTTGCAGTGAGAGTAACGGCACTAGAAGATGCATAAAAAGTCTTATAAATAATAAGAAATAGGAAGAGAACAGTATGAGTAGAGCTAGAGAAATTGCAGACCTTGTTGGTGGCCCAACGCCAGATATTATTCTGAAGACCGCAGATGGTGCAATACTGAACTTACAGACAAGTGACACTACTGTTACAGATGGTAGTGTTCTTGGTGCTATTAACTTTACCGCTCCAAACGAAGCTTCTGGAACTGATTCTATATTAGTTGGTGCAGTAATTCAAGCAGAAGCTGAAGGTACATTTTCAGCAAGTAATAATGCTACGTCTATTGTATTTAAAAC